AGGTAGATTTTTATCAAAGAAAAGATCTATGGACTATTAGTCTGCCAAAACATGAAAAAGATTATTTCAACCAGATTCCTAACTACGAAGAGTATCTCTACAGAAACTCTATAAAAAACTCATCATTTACAGCCTTTATAGACAACAAACCTATTGTCTGTTTCGGTCTAGTCAAAATGTTTCCAGGCACAGCTGAGGCTTGGCTGATACCTAGTTTAGAGCTAAGATCGTCAATTTCATTCGCATTACCTTTCCATAAGGCTACTAAACTCTTTTTCGATAATGCGTTTTCCTTGTTTCAATTACATAGAATACAAGTTACCATTGATGTAACAAACGAGATCGCTGACAAGTGGATCAGGACGATGGAGTTTGTAGAAGAGGGGACTATGAGAAAGTTTGGTCCCACTCAAAACGATTATATAATGTTTAGCAGAGTGCTAGGAGATATCAAAGATGGGCGGAATATTTAGTAGTCCTAAAGCTCCACCTCCCCCAAAAAAAACCGAGGATGTGGTCAGCCGAGCAGAAAGAGAGGCTGAGGCGAGAGAGGCGAGAACCAAACTACAACTATCACGTAGAAACAGGGCTAGAACTACAGGCGGTCAAAGAATGTTGTTGGGCGAAAGAGGAGCCAGTGGAGTAGAGTTTGAAACTACAAACACACTTGGGTATGGCAGGAACCCTAGAGCATAATGGGATACCATAGAAACCCAGCTAAGAAACCTAAGAAAAGAGGCAAGAAAGGTTCTTAGTGGACGCAAGACAAATATTACACCTCTACAAAAAGGCTGAATCAAGAAAAAGTCTTTGGCGAGACATTTATGAGGAATGTTACGAGTATGCCCTGCCTCAAAGAAACTTATACGATGGGTACTACGAGGGCAATGTTCCTGGACAAAGAAAGATGTCTAAGGTCTTTGATTCTACAGCAATACATTCGACCATGCGTTTTGCTAACAGAATACAGTCTGCACTGTTTCCCCCTTACAAAAACTGGGTAAAACTCAATCCAGGTGAGGAAATACCAGAAGATAGACAGGTAGACGTGCAACTGGCATTGGACAAGATGAATGAAACTATGTTCTCTGTTTTGAGGCAAACCAACTTTGACGTTGCTATTGGTGAATTTTTGTTAGATCTATGCGTAGGAACAGCCTGTATGTTGATATTGCCTGGCAGATCAGACGAGCAACCAGTCAATTTTATAGCTGTCCCTCAGTATTTAATATCTTTTGACGAGGGACCTTATGGCGAAATAGAAAACGTATATAGAAAACTGAGGATCAAGAACTCGGTAATTACTAGACAGTTTGAGGACGCAACGATTCCACAGGATTTGCAGCAAAAAATAGAAAGAAAACCAGAAGATTTTACTGAATTTGTTGAGGCAACCATGTACGATCCTGATTCAGATAAGTATAACTATTGCGTTATCTACAAAAAAACTGCTGAGAAAATAGTAGAAAGAACTTATAAAACCATGCCCTGGGTAGTAAGCAGATACATGAAAGTAGCTGGCGAAATCTATGGACGAGGTCCACTATTGACAGCTATGCCAGATATTAAAACTCTTAACAAGACAGTAGAATTATTATTAAAAAATGCAAGTATTAACATTGCTGGAGTTTACACCGCCAGCGATGATGGCGTTCTAAATCCTAATACTGTTAGGATCGCACCAGGGGCTATCATCCCTGTTGCAAGGAACGCTGGTCCCCAAGGTCCTTCTCTAACCCCATTAGCTAGATCTGGGGACGTGAATTTGAGTCAGCTAGTCATAAACGATCTAAGGCTAAACGTCAAAAAAATACTATTAGACGAGAGTTTGCCGCCTGACAATATGTCAGCGAGATCAGCGACAGAGATAGTTGAAAGGATGAAAGAGCTGTCGCAGAACCTAGGATCAGCTTTCGGTAGGCTTATATCAGAGGCTGTATTGCCTATAGTATCTAGGACATTATCTGTTATGGATGACAAAGGCTTGATTTCATTGCCATTGAAAATCAATGGACTAGAGGTTAGCGTGCAACCAACAAGTCCTCTGGCTGTAGCAGCCTCAAACGAAGAGGTGCAAACTGCTATGACATTTATACAGCTAGCTAGCCAACTTGGTCCTTCAGGTCAAATGGCAGTCAATATAGACAGAGCAGCTGACTACATTGCTGACAAACTAGGCGTACCAACAGAGCTAAGAACAACCCCACAAGAAAGAGAGGCTATGGCACAACAGATGATGCAGGCAGCACAAATGCAGGCTCAACAAATGCAGCAGCCCCAGGAGCAACCAACTGAGGAAATGATGAATGAGCAAGGATCTTGATTACTCAGAAAATGGTTGGGATGGTCTTAGTTTTTACGAAGAAAATGCGAAGGTTTCAAAACAAGATATGGAACTGGACATCTTGTGTGCTAAAGTATTTACAACGCCAGAGGGTAAAAAAGTTTTGGATTATCTGTGTGTCAAAACACTTGAGAGTCCATCATGGTTTCCTGGATCAGATCCAAGTTATGGATATGTAAGGGAGGGACAAAACAGCTTAGTGAGAGAAATCTTGAAAAGAATAAATAGAGCTACAACCAAGCAATAGGAGGTAACTATGGCAGAGGCAGCAACAGAGAACGACAACCAACAAGAGGACGTTTCACGTGAAACAGAAGAACAAGGCGAAGGTCTTTTATTAGACTCAGTCAAACTTGACGATCAGGATCAAACCGCAGAACAAGAGCCTATGTCTCATCGAGAAGAGGATGACGTAGATCCAGAAACTGTTGAGTTTGAAAGACCTGAATGGTTCCCACCCAAGTTTTGGTCAGACGAGGAAGGACCTAACGTACAGAATGTATGTAAAAGTCTTACCAATTTAGAGAGAAAATTCTCTATGGGGGAACACAAAGCACCGAAAGATGGCGATTACAAAATAGATGACATCATAGAGGGCAAGGTAGAAAAAGATGATCCAGTCTTGGGATCTCTACTAGAAGTTGCAAAAACCTATGATGCCCCAGTGGCTATGGTACACGATCTAATTAAAAACGTATTGGAAACCACTGATGTTGAGCTTGAACGTGTGCAGTCTAGCAATGAAGAGCAGATGAATATACTAGGACCAAAAGCAGACGAGCTGCTCAAAAACACTGGCAGAATGGGTGCGAACCTGCATACCAAGGGCGTATTATCAGACGAAGAGTATGAAGAGTTTAAGTTTATGGGAAATACAGCCCTAGGCGTAAGAGTTTTCAACAAAGTATTTAATTACTATGGCGAGAAAAACATACCTGTTGTCGATGCAAATGCTGATCTAGGCATATCAGACGATGAGCTTAGAGCTAGAGTCGGTGATCCCAGGTATAAAACTGATCCGAGTTTCAGAGCAGAGACTGAAAAACTCTTTGAAAAAAGATACCCAGGCGAGTACAAACCAGGATAAATGTAGTGCAACCTTAGTGTTGCATTACAAATACTCATAGTTTATTCTTACCCTAAGAGACAATCCTTCTTAGGACCTCAGTTAATAAAGTTTAGCTGTAGCCTTATCTAAGACAACTACACACAATATAAGTAATTAATAATATAGGAGTAACTAAATTATGGCACAAGGTATAACAAATGCTTTCGTTACCCTGTTTGATCAAGAAGTAAAACAAGCATATCAAGGCGAGTCGAAACTGCGTGATACTGTACGTTTGAGATCTGGATCAGGATCAAATACTGTGAAGTTTCCAAAGATAGGTAAAGGAGCTGCTACAGTACGTATACCACAAACAGACGTAACACCATTGAATGTAACTTATTCACAAGTTACAGCAACAATGTCAGATTTCAACGCTGCCGAATATAGCGATATATTCCATCAAGCAAAAGTAAATTTTGACGAAAGACAAGAGCTTGTCCAAGTGGTAAGTAAAGCTATCGCTAGAAGACAAGATCAGTTAATTATTGATGCTCTAAACGCAGCGTCTTCACCTTCAACAGTTGCTAAAACAGTTGTAACCTCTGGTTCTGCTGCTGCTAGTAACCTCAATGTTGGTAAGATAATCGCTGCTAAAAAGGCATTGGACGCTAATAACGTACCAGCTGAGGACAGATGCCTAGTCATCCATGCTAACAGTTTGAGTGGGTTATTAGGTGATGAAAGAGCAATCTCTAACGATTTCGCTGTAAAAGCGTTATTGAATGGAGAAGTTGCTAGTATGCTAGGTTTCAGAATCATACAGATTGGAGATCGAGACGAAGGTGGCTTGCCTCTATCATCAAGCGACAGAACTATTTTTGCGTTCCATAAAGATGCTTGCGGTATGGCAGAAGGTATGGGAATCAAAACTGAGATTAACTATGTACCAGAAAAAACATCATTCTTGGTAAATAGTATGTTCTCAGCAGGTGCTATCGCTATTGATGACGAGGGCATTGTAAAAATAACTTGCGAAGAATAGGAGGAGTAAAACATGGCATATAGTGCAACTGGCTTACAGCCAATCGGTGGACAGGCAAAGGCAGGTAATGCTCCTCAGATGTGGAGCTATACATCTACTGATGCTAAAACCGCTATAGATGCAGAAGGGTATTTCAACGATGCAGCTGATCTTTTGAAGGTTGGCGACTTGATTTACGTACACGCATCGACAGGTGGCACACGTACTTACAGCCTACATCCTGTAGTATCTAACACAGGTACTGTAGTGGATGTCGGTGATGGTACAGCTATCAGTGCGACAGATAGTGATTAATCACTAAATAAACGATCCCTCTGTAGAGGTACAGGGGGATCACTTTGGAGATATTATGGCAGCTGGCGATACAAGTTTATCAACAGTAAACAATGCAATCAGACTGTTGGGGGTAGACGCAATCACCTCGTTTTCTGATGGATCAAAAAAATCGTCTATTGCCGATGGTATCTACAAGTTTGTAAAAAACCACACCCTATCTATGTATCCCTGGAAGTTTGCATTGAAAAAAGTAGAACTAGCCAGAGATTCAGTAACACCAAACAATGAGTGGACTTATCAATATACAATGCCAAGCGACAGCATAAGTGGTTTACCTAACGCTGTGTTTTTCAGTGGCGAGGTCGGAGCTAGATCCGAGCTGCGTTTTGATGTCTACGAAAGAAAGATATTGACTGATGCAGAAACTGTCTTTGTTGATTACGTATATGATGTGCAAGAAGACGCTATGCCTTCTTACTTTATAACTTTATTAGTATACCAGGCTGCCTGGCACCTAGCAGAACCCTTAACAGATCAAACAACAAAAGCTGATTATTGGAAAAAAACAGCTTTGGGTAATCCGATTGATCAAGGACGTGGAGGCTACTTTAGAGTAGCAACGCAAATAGATGCACAAGGACAACCGCCTAACGTTATAACAGATTATGTACTAACCAACATGAGATAATGGCAGACAACGAAAACATTGTAAGAATACAGTCTAACTTTACAGCAGGTGAGTTTGATCCTTTGCTAAGAGGTAGAGTTGATCTTGATCAATATTTTGCAGCAGCAGATGAGCTGACTAATTTTTTGTGTCTACCGCAAGGTCCTATAGAAAGAAGACCAGGGCTTGAATATATAGACACTATACCAAGTGCAGCCGCCCCTCAAAATGGAGTAAGGCTTGTCAATTTTGAATTTTCAACAACACAACAATACGTGTTTTTATTTTCTAACGACAGATTATTTATATACAAACTGGGAGTTTTGCAAACCAATATTAATGGATCAGGCAACGATTATTTAGACTTATCTTCTACAGGTATATCATCGACCAATCTTAGCGAGCTGTATTTTTCACAATCAGCAGACACTATGATAATTACACAAGAGGATATGAACCCTGTATCAATTACAAGAGGAGGCAACCATACCACTTGGACCGCAGCTAATATATCTTTCGGTTACAATCCTCAACATGGATTTAGCTTGACAACTACTACTGGCAGTAGCGTATTAGGTAATGCTAATTATTTTTTAGAGCCTAGTGCGACAGAGGGTACAATCAGACTTACAGCTAAAAATTCGGCAGTGGATCCTGCCGCAGCTGTTGCTATTTTTACGTCATCTGACGCAACTTATGAAAAACAATACATAAACGTAACTCCACATGGAAGAGTTAGAATATTAAAAAAAGTGAGTACCTCTGTGCTAGAGGGTTTTGTAGAAGTGCCACTAGCATCAACAGAAAATATAGGTAGATTCGATTTTGAGCTAGAAAGCGGTTATGAAGATGTTTTTTCAAGCACTAGAGGATTTCCAAGATCGTCCACATTCCACGAAGGCAGACTGTTTTTTGGTGGCACTAAATCTTTACCTTCTACAGTTTTTGGTTCTGTTGTTGGTGATTTTTTTAATTTCGATCCAGGGCAGCAGCTCGCAGACGAGGCTATAGAGGCTACATTAAACACAGACCAAGTAAACGCTATAACAGCTATACTATCAAATAGAGACCTGCTGATTTTTACGACTGGAGGTGAATTTTTTGTACCACAAGGAAACCTAGATCCGATACAGCCTACTAACATAGTTTTTAAAAGTACAACTAGAGTAGGAGCAAAACAAATAAAACCATTAGCGACTGAAAACGCTACATACTTTATACAAAGACAAGGCAAACAGCTTAGGGAATATTTGTTTGCTGACTCTGATGTAAACTACAAATCAATCAACTTTTCTTTGTTTTCATCTCATTTACTTAACGATCCTGTTGATATGACTCTTAGAAGACAAGTGAACACTAATGATTCTGATAAAATTATTATAATAAACTCTGATGGCACTATTGCGTGCTACCCATTTTTACGTGATCAAAAGGTCGTAGCTCCGAGCCTGTGGAATACAGCAGGATCTTTTCTTACTACTTGTGTAGACTTCGATGAGATATACGTAGTTGTAAAAAGACCTGCCAGTAACTTTGCATCTTGCACTATCACAGTTACTGATTATGCAAACATTTCTAACAACTCGCCTATCATATTGCAGCAGCCAGATGGGACTGAATCCACTTTTACAGCTGTAACAGGCACAGCAGGATCTGGTGAATTTGTAGTAGAGACTAGCAACAACGCTACAGCTACAAACTTGAAAACGTTGATAGATGCTGATTCTAACTTTAGTGCGTCTGTTTCGACAAACACTGTTACAGTTACAAGAGCTGTCAGCGGATATGAAAACCTGACTGTTACATCATCTGATCCCACAAGGCTAGCTGTAACTCAATTTTCTTTAGGGGCAGAATCTAATTATTATTTAGAAAAGTTTGATGAAGACTTTACTACAGACTCAGCCAAACAATATTCTAGCACTCTAGGCAATGCTATTAGCAATACAACTGCTACAGGGCTAAATCATATTGATGGATTCAATGCTGATATAGTAAGAGACGACCTTGCCTTATCGAAACAAACTGTAGCCTCAAATCAGATTACATTGGATGCTGTACCCTCAAGATACGTAGAGGTAGGCATACCTTATCCAGTAAGACTCAAAACATTACCGATAGAAACGAAACTACCAAATGGCAATGTCCAGGGCTTTTTAAAAAAAATTACAGAGGTCAATCTAATATTACATCTATCCCAAACCGCAACAGTTGATGGAGAGCAGATTACATTTAGAAATCTAACAGACCTAAAGCTCGGATCAGGTATAGAGTTTTTTACAGGGATAAAGACTATACAACCAGTCAATGGATTTACAGAAGAGACACAACTAACAATAACGCTAGACCAGCCTTTGTTTTTTTTCTTGCTGGGACTAGAATACAAGGTAAGCATATAGGAGGATATTATGCAGGCAGTAGCACTAACATTGACAGCAGCAGCAGCTTATTCGCAATATCAGCAGGGCAAAGCTACACAAGACAGACTTAATAAACAGGCTGATTTAGTAGAATTACAAGGCAGGAGCCAGGCTGTAAAACACAAAAACGATGGTATAAAAATTTTAGACAGTATGTTAGAACAAATGTCATTCGCAAACGCATATGCTGGTGCAGGATCTATTGATCCATTTTCTGGATCTAAATTAGGCGTAGGCTTATCTTTACAAGCAAAAGGCATAAGAGAGTTTAATATTAATGGTTATAACCAAACCATTGCACTCGATATGTCTCAACAGCAAGCAGAAATGTTAAGGTATGAGGGTAGAATTGCTAAGAAACAGGGCATGACCAATGCACTTACCACAATAGCAATGGGAACTACTGCTGTATATCAAGCAGGCGGATTTAGCGGTCTTGGAAACCAAGGCGGTAATGTAGCAGGCAGGACATTGATTGATAGTAGGGGGCAAACACTACAACCAGCTAATCAAGGATTTATGAGTATATTTAGGTAATGGCAGTAAAAAACATAAAATATAAACCATTGGGAGCATCTCTTAGAACTGTGCCTGGAGTCCAGATTGGAACAGGCGAAGAGAGGATGTTTGGTAATTTATCAAATAGAATAAACCAGCTAACTCAAGCAGCAGTAAAACAAGTAGGTTTGGAAAGTCAGATGAGGGCAGCTGAGGATGCTGAGAAGTACCAAGCGTTTACGCAAGAGCCAGATGGCAGTCTCACCTTCAACGATGCACCACAAAGAGGAACGACAGCCTACGATACAACTTATTACAAAGCGGCACAGACAAACGCCAGATATCAAATAGAAACACTTTTCCAACAAAAATTACAGTCAGCTTTTTTAAAAAACAAATACGATCCAAACGCTTTTAACACAGAGTCAGCTGATATTAGAGATGGTTTGCTGTCATCAATACAAGAAAAAAACCCATCTATGTTTAACTTTTTTCAATATGATTTTGACCAAAAAATTTATGCAGCAAGCAAAAACGTGTATGCGAACTATGCAAAACAACAAGAAGATATACTCAGCACATCTTTTAGAAATATTGTAGATTCTGGTCATATAGAAAGTTTGTTTGAAGTCTATGGCAACAGCCCATCAGCAGCCATAAACGTTGGTAAATTTATAAATGGTGCTTTCGGTAACTACATTCAAAATGGACCATCGTCAGAATTTATAGCAGGTGGGGTATCATTTAGTGCTGATCCTACCAGAACAAATTTATTTAGTGCTGAAAAAATGAACGAAGAGCTTTTGTATGCTAGATCAAGATTCCAGTACCACTATCTATCAGACAGATTTGTTCGTCAGTTTGAACATGGAGATACAAATGCTTTAGTCAAAGGGATATCAGCTATAAGGACTGGCGACTATGTAACCAAAGATTTTTTTGAACCAATGATGGCAGCAGATGGATCTACAATACTCGGCAATAAAGAAACAACTATAAACCAGTTAGGATTTAGTGAGGAACAAAGAAACAAGTTAGCTGACGAGATATATAAACAAGTTATATTCGAGACAGAAAAACTAGACTCTCTTACAGAAAAAGAAAATAAAAAAAATCTTAATTTGTTAAAACTAGAATCAAGACAAGTGATAGGAGATATATTCAATTACTTAGATCAAGAACAACAAAGCAGAACCCAAGAAGAAGTCATTTTTGCAAAAATCAGACAACTAGAAAGAGATTATCCAACAGTTGATGCCAAAGACGTTACCGATCCTTTGCGTGCATTATTGCTCGATAAAAACTCAGGACCTAGCGATGACACTGTAATACTTATGGAATATATGAAACAGGCAAAAGATGGCGAGCTAGATTATAACGAAATGCTTTATTCACCGCAGCTTACAAGAAAATCGAAAGCAAAGATTATCGAAACACATCTGAAATTTCAGCTAGGAGAAGAGGACTATACAGATCTTGGTATATACAAAAGAGGTATGAAACATATTACAAAATCAGAGGGTGCTGGATCATTCATTTTTGGATCACAAGACAACACCAAAGAACTAAGAGGGTTATATAGTGATATACATTTAGGTCTAGATGGACAAGGATTTAATTTTAGCAGACAAGATGTCAATTCAAACCATATTGGTAGAATCATTGACAACCTTGCACAAACAAAAAAACTTGCAACAGATAAAAAGCAATTTCAAACCATTTATAAATCTGATATAGAAGAGTCAGAAAATTTAAAAAGATACAAAGTTATAAAAGAAAACATTAGGCAACAACAAATTAAATTAGCAGAGGCTACATCACAAGAGGAAAGAGATCCTATCTTACAGCGAATAGAAGAGGAGAAAGAAAAACTAAACGAATTTGACATAGTTGCTATCAATCAAGAGCTTAAGTTACTTGAGACATCTAACATCAAGTATGTGGAAGGCAAAACTTACTACAAAGTAGGAAACTTAGTTTCTGAATTGAACGCTGAAACCATACAAGACTTGTTGATGACAAGCGAGGTGGTGCCTGCGGCAGAAAGAGAAAGATATAGGGTATTGTTTGGAGAATAAAAATGAGTGAAATAATAGATCTAGCACCAATAAACGTATACCCAGGACCGATAGAAAAGAACGTAAAGACGCAAGATCGTAGAAACTATATTGATGATTTAGATGGGGCGGATCACATTGATCGAGCAGTACAGCTTAGGCACTATGAAAACAATATGCAAAAACCAGAAAATGTATCTAGTGCAAACGAAAGGCAGAATAATATTGATTTAGTCAATAGTGCAATAAAAAATGGAAACTATGAGTCAGCTGAGATATTAGCTGACACACTAGAGTTTCCAGAGGAAGACAACAACTTTGTCGAAGAGGCAGCGACAACCATAGGTCATGGCATACAATCAGCAGTTAATAATATATTTGTATTAGGAGAAGACTTAGACAGGCTTACTGGCATAGGTGCTTTCGTATACAACAATGGGGAGTTTGATTATTTAACGAGGGAAGAACTTGGCGACCTGGGTGATGGCTATGAGCCATATAAGCTAGACTTAGTAGATGCTCCTCAGTCTACAACAGGCAACGTGCTATCTGGCATAATATCCTTTATGGTTCCCTATGTGTCGTTTTTAAAAATGACAAAAGCAGAAACAGCTGGAGGTAACTTATTCAGGCATTATTCAGCTGGTGCTGTTGCAGATTTTATGTTCGATCCTACACATGGAAACTTATCTAGCCTGTTGGTAGAGATGGGTGTTGCTAATGAATTTGTGCAGGCACTAGATAGCAGACCAGAAGATATTGATCAGTTTGAAAAAGACATAAAAGCTAAGTTTGCAGCTAGAGGTAAGCAGACAGCAGAGGGCATATTTATTGGAGCAGCTGTATCAGCAATAGTTGCTACTGTAAAAATAGCATCACAGTTTCCTCAATTTGTTGCAAAGACCAAAGAACACATGAATGTAGCTATCAATCAAGATAACATGGGGACGAAATCATTCTATGATGGTTTCTTAGAAAAAAGAGGTACAGTAGATCCAGCTAGATCCGACATGGAATCTCTGTCTAAAGTTAGAAAAGATATTCAGTCTTTGAGATCAGGTGAAGAGGTAACAAGTACCTCGAACTTATCAGATGTCAAACCAACAGATTCTAGCAATTTAGATGATGCTGGAGGTGCGTCAGCCACCTCAGCGACAGTAAAAAGACCATCAGCTGATTTGAATGATGAAGTCGCCTCATCCCAGAAAACAGATGACATCGAGTCTTTGGATAAACCAACAACTGATCCATCTACGACTGAGGGTGGTATAAGTAATCGTTCCATACAAGATTATGATACCACAGATGAAATATTAAAAATAGCAAGGGACAGCAAAACAGAATTAGATCAAAAGGTAACAGACCTAGCCTCTGATTATAAAACTTCTTTCAAATCCAGAATAAAAGACACTGAAGGCTTGAACGAAAAACTGACAAGGCAAGGCAAAAATCCTAATGAAATAGGAGATTATCTTGGTCAAAGAATTATATTTGATGATCCTGGTGAGTTTGCAAACAACGTAAGTGATTTCATAACAAAACTTAGAAACAACTATGAGGTGCTTGAAGTAGATCTAAAACCACAACTTAGAACTATCCACGTACAAATAAAACATCCATCAGGCATAAGCAACGAATTACAAATAAGACCTAAGTATGTTGATACAATACTAGAAAAACAACACATAGATTATTATTCACCTGCCAAAAAACTTGCAACTATTTACAAATTTACACCAGCACAAGAAAGGTTCGTATTCAGAGTTTACAATAGAACGATGGCTGAACTTAGGCAAATCGAAGGCAGCCTAAATATAAACATAAACGAGGTATTTCAATAATGTCAAGATTCGGTAAATTCAACGCACAAGATATAGCAGATTCAGTAAGTGCCTGGATGACAAAAAACATTCCAGAGATGGATACTGCAACAGAAAAAACTGTGCAGACACAAAAAAAATCACAAGACATCTTAGGCAAATCTGAGAAATCAATAGAGCAAACGCTAGATCCAAAGTTTATGAATAACTTACTCAAAGCAATGGACAATGGAGATTTGCCAAAAGAATTATTCCCTGACGATTTCAACTCATACAAAAACAGCCTTTGGTATAAAGTCAAAGATCCTGACGAGGTAGACGCTGTCATAGAGGTTATAGGCAAATACTACGAGAAAGCTAGAATCAAGGGTAGGCGTGGAGATAGAAAAGGCGTTCTCAAAGACAAGGTGGTCAAAGATTTAGCAGGGGAGTTGAATTTACAAATAGACGATGTGCTGCGTAGAAACATAGGCGATATCTACAATGTAGAGCAAATGTATGGATCTATAGAACTTTTAAAAAGATTTAGAGTAGCCTTGCACAACTCTCTCAAAAGAGCTATGGCAGATGGAGCTGGCGATAGAGAAAAGATTTTTGCTATGCAAATGACTCAAACGTACAGTGCCTTAACAAACCAGATCATGGGAGCTAGAGCAGAGATTGGTAGATCATTTAGGATACTAAAGACTATGAAGGGATCCCTAGATAATATCGGAGATGAAGACCAAGCAATAAAAGATATCTTCGATAAAACAGAAGGCAGAGAAATGACAGAATCTAAACTTGAGGCTTTGTATGGAATCATAGACAGAGATCCTACAAGGGCAGCCAAAGGTGCTAGAGAAATAAATCTAGCAACAACAAGATCAATGCTATACCAGGTCTACTACAACAACTTACTAAATGGCGTAACGACACAAGCTGTCAATCTAGGAGCAGGTGTTATATATCAACACTTTTGGCACATGAGCAGAATGTTTGGTGGAGGCTATGGATCTATAAGAAATAAGGTTATGGGAAAAGATACAGGAGGTCTTACTTTTGAAAACGCATTATCCAGTTACTATGGTTATATCTCATCCATATATGATGGCTTGCGAATAGCAGGATCATCTTTTTTGACTGGCAAGTCTATTGATACATTTTCAAAAATACCTTATGGAGGAACTCAGGGCAAAATAACAACAAGAAACCTTGTTTACAATGCGATCAAGAATAAAGACAGGCTTACTCTAGGTAAAAATAAAACAGGATCTAGCGTAAGAGAAAGACTAGAAAATGATCCAGAGTATTTGGCTGACGAACCTTTTTTCCAAGTCATAGATTCTATACTAGATTTTAGCACTAGAGCAGCACCTAGAATGATGAAGTCTGGGGACGACTTTATGAAATATATTTTTTACAGATCGCAGCTGCACACTTACGCATACAAACAAGTATCAGAAGAGGTAGCCACTGGAGCTTTACCAGCAAAAGATTTTGGCAAAAGAATGGATGAAATAATGAACGATCCTAGTAAGCAAGCACCAGAGATCAGGCTTGAAAGCATGGACGTTGCAAGAGAGACAGTGTTGCAAAGACCTATGGATAAGATAGGACAATCTATAAATAGATTCTTAAAAGAGGATAAAGGAGGTGGTGTAGCAGGAGCATTAGGTGAAGGCTTTGCAAAAGTATTAGTGCCATTTTTTAACACTCTTTATAATCTTACCAAAGTAGGGCTTGAGGTAACGCCTGTAGTCAATGCAACTATGGCAATGTTTGATATTGGCAAACTTGGCAAAATGCTACGATCATCAGATCCAATACAAAGAGACATGGCTAAGGGACACTTGATTACCTCACATCTTCTAACATTGCCTTTCATTATGTCTGCTATGAATGGATACGTGCAAGGCGGTAGCCCACAAGGCATGAACACGCAACAGACCAGAAAAATGCAGATATTAAGGAATGGTCCACAAGACTACAGCATTGTCATCCCTTGGGGATCTATTGATCCAGAGGGCAAGTATTTAGGTGAATTACATAATGGCAAAGACAAGTCTTATGCAATAGATAGGTTAGATCCATTAGGTATCTTCTTGAGCAATGGCTATGCTATAGCACAGCTCATTGAATCAACAGATGATGAAAAAGCACTAGGCGATGCTATGGTCAAGTTTACTTTTAACGTTTTCGGCAAAATAGCAGACAGCTCCTTTGCTACAGGTATAGCGGATTTTGTTGAAATATTCACTACAGAACAAATGGCTACAGACAAGTTTGTTAGATGGGGAGCTAAATCTTTGTCTAATTTTGTGCCATTTTCTGGCAGATTCGGAGCAAATATTGAGCAACTGTTTGACCAAGATGAGGAGGGTAATGTCATAGCAAGGCAGGGCAACTTACCTGCGGTATTCAGGATGCAAAACGAGGAGGGCGTTGATATGATTTTCATAGACAATGGAGATGGATCATACGACATGGTTCCTGAAAAAGATAGAAACGTGGGAGAAACCTCTTTAGAAAAGTTTGCAATAGATTTTCAAAACGAAATAGATAAAAAAACTGACAGAAGAGTTTTGCCAAGAAAATTAAATTATTGGGGAGAACAAGCGTATAACGATCCTAGGGTAGGTGGAGACTGGGCTGTTACCTATTCACCAATAGCTAGTAGGGACCTGCCTTACAACAGGCAGGAGTTGATAGATTTCGGCTTGTTTAATGAAGACGATTTCACTTCATTGCCACTAATGTTCAATAACAAAAGAGCAAACGAGATAGCAAATGCAAGAGATATTAGAGGCTTTACATCCTGGAAATCCATGATAGATATTATAGGAGTTATGGGAGAGATGGAAAGGTTGGGAACACCCCCTAGAAATCATCCAAACTTTATCAGTATGCAAGGATTCAAGATCCCTCTAAATGCTGATCAAAGAAACAGTTTTATTAGGTTTATTAATGGAGACTTTAGTCAGCTGTCAGAAGACCAAAGAACCGAGGCTGCCGCTGCCCTGTCTCCAGAATACTACGAATTTTTTACATCAGGAGATACTTTTAAAGACAGACTGAGGAGCCTGATCAAAAGCGAAGAGTATTTCTTATATGGAAATGATGATGATATTACAGATACAGCCAGGAGCAAGCTGATCAACAAACAGATCAATTTTCACACGCTTGGTAAATCTACACAAAAACAACGCAGCCTAGAAGATCTGGACACCATCCCCCTAGATGGACCTCAGAGGCTGCTAACGATCATGTATCCTGACCTCAAAGAAAAGGCATTATATTTGAATAACACAGTAAATAAACGTAATATAGAACCATTAAGAGATATATTGGAGGGTAACTAGCGATGGCATTGAACGCCATAACCAGTACGACCAGGCGAGTACAGTATACAGGCAATAACTCGACTACGAGCTTTGCCTTTACTTTCGTTATCGAATCAGCATCAGACATAGCTGTTTACTTCGATGGAACCGAAAAGACGCTGACCACTCACTATACAGTAACTATCGGATCAGATGGTACAGGATCCATCACGACCACGACTGGCAACACGCCAGGCACTGGGGTTTTAGTTACGATCATAGGTAACAGGTCTATCAGCAGGACCACAGCTTTTACGTCTGGAGGACCGCTTACAGCGGCATCTCTTGAAAATGAACTGAACTCACAAACCCTATTGATCTCACAGCTATCAGAGAGAATAGATAGAGCTTTCACCTTACCGATCAATACAGATGCAACAACGCCCCTAGAGCTGCCTTATAACAATACAGAGAGCAGCAACGCCAACAGAATTATTAAATTTAACTCATCAGGAAATGCGTTTGAGCTAGGATCCACAACAACCAATATTGACACCCTGGCTGGCATAGCGTCTGATATAACTACAGTCAGCTCTATATCAAGCAATGTAACTTCTGTAGCTGGAGATGCCACAGATATTGGGACTGTTGCTGGTGCGATCTCTAATGTGAATACACTAGCTGCGATATCGAGCAACATAACCTCGGTAGCTGGTGTTGCAAGTCTGATTACATCAGACTTTGTATCAGATCTAAATACATTAGCAACTACTGATATAGTCAATGATTTAAACCTACTAGCGACATCGGATTTTGTATCAGATCTGAACAGTCTAGCGACCTCTGATTTTGTTAGCGATCTTAACGCATTGGAGGCTATTAAAACAGATGTATCAACAGTAGCCAGCAATATCTCTAACGTTAGCTCTTTTGCTAGCATCTATCGTATTGGATCGTCTGATCCATCGTCATCACTTGACGAAGGAGACTTATTCTATAACTCAACAGATAATAAATTAAAATTTTATAATGGATCTGCATGGGTATCTATATCAGATGCCTCATCCTTGATTACAGTAGCTGACGAAAGCAGCGATACGACTTGTAATGTTTTATTTACAACAGCTGCGACAGGTGATCTTTCACCCAAATCAGGAACAAATTTAACATTTAACTCTAGCTCTGGAGCTTTGACAGCTACATCTTTTGTAGGAGCTTTGACAGGTAATGTTACAGGAAACGCTAGCGGTCTATCATCTACACTAGCGGTAAGTAGCGGTGGTACTGGGGCAACTTCACTTACAGCAAATGGAGTATTGATTGGTAATGGTACATCGGCAGTTACAGCTGTTGATATGTCTACCAAAGGAAGTCTATTAGCAGGTGATGGATCTGGAAACCCATCAACGCTTGGAGTAGGTACAAATAACTTTGTACTCACAGCAGATAGTAGTGAGGCAACAGGATTAAAGTGGGCGGCAGCGGCAGCAGCGGGAGCCACTGGAAGTGGTGGAGATGAGGTGTTTGTCGAAAACGAAAGAGTTGTTACAACAAGCTATACTTTATCTACCAACAAATCTGCTATGTGTGTTGGACCACTTACATTAAATTCAGGGGTTACAGTAACAGTCCCATCAGGAGAGAGGTTAGTAATACTATAATGACAGTTAAGATTAATGCAGATACAAGTGATGGATTAAAGTTTGTATCAGATACAAGTGGCACAGTAGACATACAGTCTAATGGCACAACAGTACAACAAGTTACATCATCATCTATTGTTGGTAAACAAGACATAATATTAGATGCAGGTAAAGAATTTTGTATCAATGCTGCTGACGATGTTCACATTGGTAGAGCAACTACTGATAGAATGACTTTTAATACTGGTGGCACAGAGGCTGCAAGAATAGATGAAAACCAAGACCTTATGCTTGGAACATCAGTTAATATAAACTCATCAGGTGGTCCACTTCATGTAAAAAGCAGGAGTGGTAGCGAACACGTTGCATCATTTCAAAATGGTACATCAGATGGCGGTTTTGGTATAAATTTTTATAATGTTGCAGGTAGCGAAGTTGGAAGTATTCGATGGACATCAAGTGCAACAAACTTTAATACATCATCAGATTATAGATTAAAAGAAAATGTAAGTTATAGTTTTGATGCGACAGCAAGATTGAAACAACTCAAACCTTGCAGGTTTAACTGGATATCAGATAGCAGTAATACATTGTTAGATGGGTTTTTAGCACATGAAGTTTCGAGCATTGTGCCAGAGGCAGTAATGGGTACAAAAGATGGCACAAAAACACAAGATACATTCAATGATAGTGGCGATGTTACAGGATCTGAAACAGTGCCAGACTATCAATCTGTAGACCAAAGTAAACTTGTACCTCTATTGGTTAAAACTATACAAGAATTAGAA